CACACCCTCGGACTGTTCGGGCGCGCTAGCGGGATGCGTCTTCCTCCGTCCATAGAATTTCCTCAGGGTCGAACGGTTATGTTCAAGAACCAATCAGGGGTTATCTTGCCGCGGTGGGGTCTCCAAGCGAACCAGCAGTTTGCTCTCCCGAAGGGCGATACGATTGTGATGAAAGATGGAATCATCGGAATCAATCGGAAGTCCGGCGTCCGCGGAGACTATTACGCGTGTGACCGAACCGGCCACGGCGCGGGAACGGCAGACTTAATTAAGCACGAGTGGTCCCCGCTCATCCATGACATCAATTATTCTCAGTCGTCCTCTGACGAAAAGCTGATGGCAGAGGATAGCAAGACATGTTACGAACAATATGACCGGATGAACACTGAGTTGTGGTTCGCGCTTCGCGCCTGGGGAGAGTTTGGGTATCTACTAATAAACCCGTCGATGGACATGTCGAAACTTGCCCCTCAGCTTACCCAGCGAAGATTTCAGTCATCCGCGGGGAAAACAAAAGTGGAGTCCAAAAAAGATTACATGAGTCGAGGGTTTGGTTCTCCCAACGACGCGGACTCACTGACTCTTTTGGTTCACGCTGCGAGAAAAGGTTCCGGATTGATTCTCTCCATGAGAGGCGATTCGGTAGAACTTCCTGGCGATTTCGTTGACGAGTGGATGGGGTCGCGCTACCCGGGCGGCGCGCGCATTGATGAGAGTAATCGGCATGACTATCTCGATGAATCAATGAAGATGCCGACAGAGATGGGGGAAATGTTTTGAACACGCTTAATCCTAATGTCTTTCCGAAGGGGGGATTTTATTATTTGGAATCGGACGGCGCTCGAATCGTTGGTCAAACGTGGTCCGGGGTAGTTTCTCGGGTTGCCAACTATCGGAGGCGCGCCGGGCTGCCCCAAGGAAATCCTGAACAGGATGTAGTTGACCAAGCGTGTGCGAGAGACCCTGGAATTTGTTGAAACGACAATGGCGTCCGGGTTCATCAAACGAAGCGCGCGTCTCTCAAGACTCGGGTTCTTCAATGGCTCGCCCTGGCGAAGGCGCATAACGAGTCCCCTAACGTTCCCCCAGAGACCGCTCACGCGCGCGCGAATGTCTGTGCCTCGTGCCCGATGAATACGGAAATCGGAGGGGGATGCGCGTCCTGTAAGCAGGCACTAGGCGAGGCACGCAAAGAAATCCTGGGGAGGGTTCGACCGGACCAGCGGCTTCATGGATGCGCAGAGACCGGAGAAGACAATCAGGTCGCCGCCTGGCTTGAGAGGCCGACTATTGATAATCCCGCGCTCCCTGCGCACTGTTGGAGAAAGCGAACGATATGATTTTCACTTTCATAAAGGCGATGGTGATTTTTCAATGGGCCAAACTCCGAGGCTACCAACTTTTAGCGTCGGATGAGGACCAAAACGCTCGATGGGACAAATGCCTGGACTGTCCGTGGTTTGATAATGGTCAGTGCCGCCGGTGCGGGTGCCTCCTCCAAAGTAAGATAATGCTGAACACTGAAAAGTGTCCGGACAAAAGATGGAAGCGGATTTGGAGGAAACGCGTAACTGTTAGTTGAGTATGGCGCAAGACAGAGGCCCTTACAGTAGCCTTAACAATACTGGCTATCCGCAAAACTACCTGGGTTCGGTGATTCAATCGCCAGCTATCGGGTTGAAGTCGGGAGAACCGACTCAAAAATCTATTGCTGACATCGGCATGGCCCGCGACGTTATCAAGACCGTCGTGATGGCTGGTCGGAATCGGTCGATTGTAAACTCCCGCATCCTGGCGAAATATAACGCGGAAAGACCCTACGACGCCTACAAGTTGGAGGCCGAAGGATTCGGATGGCGCTCAAACTTTACCACGAAGCCTCTCCCGTCGATGATTGAGAAGGTCGCTCCGCGATTCGTCGCCGCGATTGACGGCCTCAAGTATTTTACAAACGCCAGTCTCTCCAACAAGTGGACCAACGCAACGCAGAAGACTGAAAAATTCCGAGAGGGAATCACAAAGACCATCCGCGCGCGGAAAGGGTTCCGAACCTTAATCGAAGACATCGCTTTCGACAATGCTCTTTTCGGACACACTATCGTTGCGTGGTTGGATGAATTTTCCTGGTTCCCGAAACACTTCAAGCAGGACGAGAGTTTTGTAGCGGACGGAACCAAAGCAAATGTCGAGTGGGCACAAATCGTCGTCCTCAAAGAGGTCTATCTCCCCCATGAACTGTTTGAACAAATCAAAGACCCAGAAGCCGCGAAGGTCGCCGGGTTCCGCCTGGAGAATTGTCGTGAGGCAATCAATCGCGCAAGCCCTGTCCAAATCCGCGACCGTCTTAATGTTGGCGGGACCCTTGAGACGTGGTATCAAAACGCGCTTCGAGAACTTACCATCGGCGCAAGCTACATGGCGGGTGCCTCGGTTATCGTCGTCTATTCATTACTGGCCCGCGAAGTAACTGGAAAGGTTTCCCACTATCGGGTAGCCGGTCCGGAGATGTTGGAGATTTTTTCGCGTGAAGACCGATTCGAGTCCACTGAGTGTGCCTGACCTTTTTCTCGTTCCAGAAGGGCAACGGAACTTTACACGGAAGCAAAGGCGTGGGTCGAGATATTTACGAGTTGGCGGGTATGATTGACCGGACCCGAAACGAAGTCGTTGACCGGCTAATCATGTCGGGAAAAACTCTCGTCCAGGGAGACATCAAGCGCATACATACTTTTAGAATGTCGGTCGTCGGTTCCACAATTATAGTTCCTTCTGGGTGGAACATCCTCGAACAAAAAATCGACGGCAATGTCGATGGGTTTTTAAAACTCGACGCTTACTTCGGACAAATCGTCAACCAGTTAATCGGCTCAACGTCGGTCCCCCAGGTTGAGGGCGAGGCGTTCCGTTCCCCGCAGGCGTGGGCTCTCCTGGCGCAGCGGGAGGAAGAGGGCCAAGATGTTCGCATCACTCGGTTCATGGAACAGGCGACGGATTTGTTTCAGACCATGCAAGAACGTCTCTGTGACCCCGATTGTGATGATAAGGACGCCAAGGCGCTTCGCAAGGAATTGAAACTTCTTTTGTCGGATGAGGAAATTAATGAGTTGGCCAAGCAGCCGGTATCTGGAACCATCAAGGACCTGACTCCGTTTGAACGCCAATTGATTGCCTCCATCGCGGCGGAGAAAAAAGGAAACCCGCTTTACAATCAGCGTCAACTCGAAGTCGAAGATTTGACGGCTAAAGTTTCCTCAGACTTCGCGGAGAAACTTTTGCTTCCGGAGAATGACCCGACCGAACACGCGGAACAGGACCGATTGCAGCAACTCGAAATCATTCTGTTGACGGGTGGTCAGCCGGTGCCGGTATCTCCGCGCGACAACCATTTGATTCACCTGAATATTTTGATGCCCGCCGTTGAACAGTTGGGCGCGCATATTCAGGCGGGAGAACACCCGACTACGGCACTCGAATCGTTCGCGGCTCACATCAACGAACATTACCAGCAGGCTCTTTCTCACGGAGTCAAGCCCGCCGAACTGGCGCAGGTAAAAGATTTTCTCGATAAGGTCGGTCCCACTATCGCCAATCTCAAAATGCTCGATGCTCAGGCTGACCAGCACCAGCAGATGGCCGCGGCTCATAACGAAGGTCAGATTGTTCCCCCAATGCAACAGGCTCCAGTTCCGCCTGAACCCCCTCAATAACGATGGAAATATTAGCAGGTGCGCTTGATTGGACTCAGGTGGACGCGGAGAAACTTTCTGCGTTCCTCGATACCGAGACCGGCAAGCGTTTTATCCCCAAACTGGTTGAGAACGCCCCGCCTCTTTTCGAGGGCGGTGATACTAACAAGATTTTGATTCGCGCCGGTGAAGTGCGCGGATTTCAAACCGTTGTGCGCGAGATTATTTCTCTCGCCCATCCTCCTCCCCCGGCACCCGCTGCCCCCACAAACCATTACCCGGCGCTGACTGATGACGCCCAATGGAACGACGGGCAGAGGCTTGTCTCGGAGCCAGAGAAACCCCCAATCCAAGACATACAATAATTTATGGCAGACACACCCCCCGTCGTGGTCCCTCAGGACCAAGCGAAAATCAATGCGGACCTTGCAGCCAAGGTTGCCGCTCAAGACATAATGGGCCAAAGCACAGCCGCGGACCCCAACGGAGACGCTGGAACTGCGCTGGATGATTTGGCGAAACAGCATGAAGAGGCGGCGAAGAAAGCCGCGGAGGCCGAAGCCAATCCGGAGGCCGCGGAAGCGGAGGCTAAAAAAGCCGCAGCCGAAGAAGCGGCGAAGAAAGCCGCGCAACAAACTCCGGAGGAGAAGACGGCTGCCGAAGCTGCCACCAAAGCTGCCGCCGAAGCCAACAGACCGGACCCAGCCGCCGAACGCGCAAAGGCTCTTTTCAAGGACGCGCCGTCGCTTCCTCCTGGCGCTGCCCCGAAGTCCTCAGAGGCTTTCGCTACGGTTAAGGTAATCGCAGCGAAGGAAATTCAAAGGGTAGAGGCGGAATGGGAAAAGACCAAGGCGGAATTGAAGGCCCTCAAAGAGGCTGCCGCGAATCCCTCCACTGAACAACTGGAGAAAGAAAAGGAATTGGCGGAGTTGCGTGAATGGCGCGCCAAAGTGGACGTTGATTTCGACCCGAAGTTCAAAGAGTTTGACAAGGGAATCGAGTCGGCTCGCGAATTCATTTACGCTCAACTCAAACGTTCCCCGGTCGTCACTGATGAAATCATCAGTCAAATCAAAAAGTTCGGCGGTCCCGACATGACCAACTTATCGAAGTTGTTCGAGTCGATGGCTGACCCCACGCTCCAGCGGGTAATCGAGTCGAAGGTCTCCGACATCTTGATGTCTCGATACAACAAGGAACAGGCCATTCAAACGGCCAAGGCGAATTTCCAGGAGTATGCCAAATCTCGGCAGGACGAATTGAACCAGTCGGTTACGGGACATATCACGTCAACCAAGACGGTCCTCGACCAGATGCTCCCGAATCTTCCCTGGTTCAAAGAACAGGAAATCAAGCCCGAGTTAACCGCGGAAGCGCGTGCGACCGCCGAAGACCATAACAAGTTCGTTTCGGAACTTAAGGGTCAACTCGATGCCGCGATTGCGGACGACTCCCCGACCATGCGGGCAATCTTGATTACCGGAATGGCGCAGCTTTTCAACACGCAGCGGGAAAAGGCCAGAGTGGATTCCCAGCTTGCGACGGTCACGAAAGAACTTGAGACTCTTCAAGCGAAGTGGGACAAGGTCGTGAAGTCCAGCAAATCCCGGCTCAATGAGTCTGGCGCATCCACAACCGCAGTCCCGCAGCAGAAAAAGGTTGACCATACCACACCGGCGGGCGACGCCCTGGACACCATCGCGAGACAAGTGATGGAAGAGAGGGAACGCAAGGCCACAGGTGCCGCTGTCTGATAAATTCTCGGGGGCTGGGATAGACCCAGTCCCCGTCTTCCGTCCCGAGACGGTAGAGATTCACGGTCAAAAGATAATCGTTGCCAAGCCCTGGCAAAAGACTGTCCATCCCCTGACCGCGTTCAGTGTTGGTCAACTATGCGACCGCCGCAGAACGGCGGACATGTTGAATTTCGGTGATGCCTTCGTGATTCACACCAGGAACAAATGCGCAGAGGCGTTCCTGTCTTCCCCGTGCGAATGGATGTTGATGGTCGATGATGACATGGTGATTCCTTTCGGGGACGCAAAATGGTATCACAAGGCGACCGGATTCAATTTCCCACAGCCGTTCATGGGATTCAACGCTCTCGACCGTCTGTTGAGTCACAAAAAAACTTTGGTGGGCGGACTGTATTCGGGCCGCTATCCAAAATCCAACCTCATGTATAACGAGGCGTCGCAACCCGAAGAGAACGCCTGGGTCCGTCGAGGACCCCACAACATGATTAAGCCGACCCGGTGGGTCGCCACAGGATGCTTACTTACGCACCGTTCCGTGTTTGAGGACATCGAGAAAAGATTTCCTCGACTCGCACGCGGGGGAGATAAAAAAGGTGGTCAATGGTTCACCCCTACAGAGGCGAGTTTGATTGACCGGGTTCAAATGATTCGTGACCGTCTTCTTGAGGGAGGCTCGATGACCGCGGAGAAAGCCTACAAGGCTCTCGAAGGTCTGGAGTCGGCTCTTGCCGAAGCGCGCTCGGAGAATCCTCTTGGGACTGGCGAAGACGTTTCTTTTTGTCTTCGCGCAGCCGCAGCCGGGCATCAGCCGTATGTTGACGTTGGATTAGTTTGCGGGCACATCGGCCACTGTGTTTATGGTCTCCACAACACCGGATTGAAATGAAAATTCTCATTGCTTTACAGTTTTGGTCCGGAGACAGAGAACACGCGAAGGCCCTCGGACAGTTTATCGCGGACATCGAGGACCGGCATTCGGATTTGGCAGACATTCTTTTGGTCAACCGCTTTGACTGTCCCTATTTCCCAGAAAAAATTCTCGATTCCCTAAAGCGGAAGTTCAATGTATTTCAATACCGGACCAGGACCCGTCAGACGGGATGGCCTTCCGGATGCAACGGTCTGTGGACTTCAACTATTGAGTGGGTCCGAAGTATGTGTTATGCGGGGAGAGCCCCCCATTACAAGTCAGTGTTCACCTGCGAGGCTGACGGTGCCCCCATTTGTAAGGACTGGATTCTTCGACTGCACGCGGCCTGGGACCGAGTGAA